ATGTTTTGCTGTTAAAAATTCTCTACTATAATTCGCCATCTAACTCCACCTAGTTGGTTCGCTTGGTTTAAACTCTCTACGCAAAGGAAACATATATTCTACCATGTAGCCTAACGCATCATTGAAATGGTCAAACCCACTATCTTTATCTGGAACACTTGTTCCCTCTTTGTATATCTGTCTTTCTAAACTCTTAATTAAGTTTTTACAAGATTTTGTTATAAATAGGCTTGACATTCCATTTGCGTTTTTAAGTTTAGAATTAACAGCGTTTATCCTATCTCTAATTAAAGGGTGTTGTGATCTAGCTTTTACTTCAAAGCCAGCATTTTTTAATATTGCTAAATCTGTAAAACCACCAGCAGATGTTTTGCGTTGTCTTGACGCTGGATCTGGGTAAACGATTATATGCTTATCTTTGTATCTAGTTTTTATTTCTTGCACCATTTCGTCTGTATTAGAACTCCATATTTGTATTTCATCATAAATTATTAGATCGTTATTTACTTTTTCACTGACAACAGCAACCATAGGGTCAATATTAAAATCCATGCCAATATGAATGACTTTAGAATCCTTTTCATAACTATCTATGATATGTGTATTTCTATCAAAGTTATAGTAAATAATACCAGCATAATTAACAAAAGTAGCTAAATATTCCTGTTGGAAGGTACGTTCATCTAGGTCATTTTTAGCTTGTTCTATTTCTTCTTGGCTTACTTGTTCGCCTTCTAGTGTTGTATATTTAAAACTCTGCCATTCTGGATCATCTCTTGTATATAAATCATATGCGAAATTAAAACCTTTAGGACTACCGCAAAATAAAGCATGTCCACCTGTATCTGATAATGTCGGTCTTAAAACTTCATACCATGCTTGAGGTTTAATATCAGCAAATTCATCTAATACGATAAAATCTAAACCTACTCCACGAAGTGATTGCTCATTATCAGCCCCTTTTAATTGAATGACGGTACTATTTTTTAATACAATAGATAAATCAGCCTCATTGATCTTTTTAGCCCACTTATGCTTAATAATTCTATCTTTAAGCATATTCCAACAAATATTCTTTGATTGTCTATAGCTGGGAGAGACATACCAGACTTTTTTATTTGGAAATCTGCCAAACTTTGCAAGCTCGTTTATAGCGAGGAAGGTCTTGCCAAATCGCCTTCCACTTATAAGAACACGAAAACGCTTTTCACAAGTTAAAACTTCTTTTTGCGGTTTTGTTAAAGGCACTAATCAACAGACCATGCAAGTGGCTCATTATCATCTGATATAGGTGTTTCTGATTGCCCTAATATTTGCTTACCTAACCATATTTGCATAGTGACATTACCATTCATAGCAGATTTCCATTGTAACTGTCTTAACCTTAGTTTTTGCGTTGCTCTCCCTTTTGTCAGAATTTCGGAATATCCTTTTCTAATAGTGCTTTCATCACAGCCAAAAAACTGTGCTATTTCTGTGTTCGTACACCCAAATCTTGCTAAATCTTCTACTTGTTTTTCTGTGATATCGTATTTTTTATTTGCCATAAGGTAATCCTCTTATACCGAGAGTGTCGGTGCTATGCCCTATAAAGAGCATAGCTTTTGTATAATTATTTTATTTTGTTTTGTAAATAAGATAATAAAATTCCATACAATGGTAAAAACAATACAACAGATACTATGATCTTAAATATCAGATCAGTCGTTGCTATATGTATCCAGTTTTCAGCCATAAATTCATCTGTACCATTTGCAAATGCCATACCAAAAAATGAATAAGTATCTATTATATTTGCAAACACAGTTGAAATTGCTGGAGCAATCCACCATGTATCTGTATTTTCTCTAATTTTTTGAAATACAAAAACATCTAATAATTGCCCTATTAAGTATGCTGTTCCACTTGCTAAACCTATTCGCCAATCAGCTAAATAGATTGAAACAATAACAGCTGGTATATAAGCAAGACCTATAACTGCTCTTGCATTATATTTGTTTGATAGTCTTACAGTCAAATCCGTTGCCAATATTACAATAGGAAATGTAAACATTGACCAAGTGAAATAAAAATTTGATATTTCAAAAGAGAATTGAACTAAATAATTACTTATTGCGATAATAAAAATATGCACAATAAATAATTGCATTATAAGTTTTTTGTTAAGCGTCATAAAATACTCCTTATGCTGGTTTCCAACTTATGTTCTTTGATAATTTCTTTATAACAATTAATGATTTTATTCAATCTTTCACCAGATAATGCTTTATATATTTTTGTATTAAATTTGTTTTCAACATAAATATCTCTTAAAATATGCGTTTTTATATTAATATTGTAAAAATATTCATCTTTTGTAAAATTAATACGCATTTTGTCTAAGTATTTATTTATTTTTGATCTTGGAATACCATTTCTATCAAGTAAAAAAAAATCTTTAGAATTTAATTTTTTTTTCTTTCTAAAATCAATATTGTAAGTACCACCTTCAAAATTAAATAATTCTAAACGACCATAAGCGGGACCAGCCACTAACATCGTTGAGCTATCCACTGAATAAGGTTTAAAATATTTAATAAATTTTAAATTCGTAAATCCAAGCCAATGTGCTTTTCTCCCTTTATTATTTTCAACAAACCATTTTATATAATTTGTATTTTTTCCACCTATAACAATACCACCAAACATAATATAATCTGTTTTACTGTAAAAATATTCTAACGTTTCAAGTGTATCGCCTCTAGTAAATACAGGCATAACATCATAACCTCGTTCAAGCATTATGTCATAGTTTTTTAATGTTTTTTCTGGATCGCCAAAGACATCTAATTGAACTGCTTTTGTTATTTTTATTTCTTTTGAAATTCTATCTAAAAAAGAACAATATTCATCTAAGGTTATTTTTTTTCCACTATTCCAGACAGAATATGCACCACTATCAATAATTAAATTATATTCAATATCGGTATTTTTAAATAAATCTAAATGTGATTGTTTAAAATAAGGATAAGCAATTAAAATATTAAGATTTAATTTCGGCTTCAAAATTTTTTAATACCTCTTTTAATTTAGAAATTATTTTATCTTTTTCTACTTTCAAACATTCTATTTTTATTATTTCTGGTGCTACACTATCTATTGCTTCTAAATTATCTAAATTATCATCTTCTTTAGGTTCAAAATTAATAAAACTTTCTAGTTCTTCATTATCAAAACCTAAATTATCTAAATCATAATGGTTGTCTAATAGATCGGTAAATTCTATGTTTAATAAGCTAAAATCCCACAAACTATCTTGATTAAGTCTGTTATCAGCTATTCTATATGCTTTTGCTTTGAGAGGTGGTAGGTCTGCTATAACGACAGGGACAGTTTTTAAATCTAATTTTTTTGCGGCTTCGTAGCGTGTGTGTCCGACAATAATAGACATATCCTTATCTACAACTATTGGCTGTTGAAAGCCGAACTCTTTTATTGAACTTGCGACTTTATCTGAATTTAAGTTTTTTCTTGGGTTATTGATATACGGAATTATTTTATCAATATCTATTTGTTCAATTTTCAATGTACTGTAGTCCTCTCTGTTAAAACTTCCCCATTGATAGCTTGGTAATTATCATAAATATACTTGTCAGCTTCTTCTTGTGTTTTAAATCCGCTTATTTGTATAACAGCACAATAACCAGTATCATCTTGGATAGTCATAAAAAACTTTCTAATTTCATCAGTCATACCTCATTGTAGACTAATATTTAGTTTTTCAATATGATTTTTTTCTAATAATCCATCTTTATATGCTTGACGAATATCTGCATCATTATCGTTTAAAGTTTTAATACCTTTTTTCCATAAAGTTAAATTTCTAAAAGGATTACGATTATCTAGTTTAAATTCTTGTTTTTGTTCACTAGCCAATTCCTCTGTCCAACCTTCAGAATTTAACCATGTACTAAAATGAGGAATATATTGCTTATCAGAAACAGTATCACATTTAAGATTAAATTGTTTTATAATAAAATCTTTTTCTGGTACTTCTTTATTTTTAAATATTTTTTTAAATGCTTTTAAACCATTAGCTTTAGTTCCTCGTTTAACTTTTATAGATTGCCAAATAGAATCAAACAAATCATCAATATATTTATTATTACTATAACTATGACTATAATTAGCATTGCGTTCGCTTATGCGTTCGCTTTGTTTATTCCATCTTCTTTCAGCAGATTCTTTTGCTTTTTCTGATTTTTCTACAACCCAATCAAATTCTTCTTTTTGAGCTTTACAGTAATAACCATTATCATCTTCAATAAAAAATTGTTTTAATAAATATTGAATTATTTTTGGGTGACAGTTTTGCCCTATTCTTTGTAGTCGTTCTTCATCTTTAGGTAAGTACGCTTCTTTCTTCCACGCATAACATAATAATCTAAAATAAACGCCTAACTCCTCATTAGTTAGATCTTGTGTATCACTTATAAAATTATCTGGACTTATTCCCATCTTCCAAATTTTTGTCATATTTTTTCTCCATATCTTTGTAGGCTTGTTGCCAACATTTTAATTCATAATCCTTAAACATTAA